TATACTTCTAATGTAGTATCCAAATTAATTCCTTGAATTTTGGCGGCATATAATTTTAAACTACTAGAGAAATTTGAGTCTCCTATTTTATTATCAATTACATCTTCAATTTCTTCTTGATTAAATTGTATTAAAGATCTAGCTACTCTTGGGGATGGAGATATTGATGGTACTGTATTAGATATTTCTAACATAGCATCTATTCCTGTATTTAAAGCAGGATATGCTGAATACAGAGTTGTGTCTTTTTCGGGAAATAATTTATATACTGCCATATTATATTGTTACTACTTTTCCTTTAATATCTTGATTTAAATATTTTAATTCAAAAATACTTGGGTCTAAAGAAGGATATATAACACCATTTTGTGTTGCCCCCTCTATATCATAAGCATATTTAGAATAACCTGAGGAGGTACCTGCTTTATTACTTATTTTTACTTTTTTAACTGTTTGAACCCCTTTAATATTATCTAATAATATTTGAATATCTCTTAAAATTATAGGTTGATTAATTTGCCATTTATCTATACTAAAATAATCTTGAAGTGTAGTAATACATTTTAGTAATACTTCATTATTGTTTACGTTAGGTAAAGTAATAATCTCAAAATTACAATCTATATTAATTACATAAGCATCTTTTATAGAAATGGTATCTCCTATCATTCTATATTGGTTTAAATAAGTTTTTAAGTTATTTTTTAAAGTTGATGATGCTAAATTTAAATTTTTATTTACATTATAAGATAAAACATATACATCTAATGAGGATAAATAATCTCCTATATTGGGTTTTTGTGTAAATGCTTTTGATATTATACCATATCTTGAAGGCATGCTTAATGATCTTACTAAATAGTCATCTGCTGTTACATTCCGTAATTGGGAAGAATAGTTTGAAATTGAATTTTGTCTTATTTCTTCTATTGTATCTCCATCTTTTCCTCCACTAGCGGCTTTGCTATTATTAGAAGCTAAAGTATTAAATATATAATTGGCAGTTGAGGGTGTTAAATTATTTTGTAAAAACTTAATAGTAGAAGTATTTAATGAAGTTAAATTATTAGAAGGGACATTTGATTCAACCCCCCCTCCAACTAAATATCTTACAGTTAAAGTAGTATTACTTGGGGATATACCATAAGAATTAGTAAATATAAAATTATTTGGGCTATAAGCAGTTGTTAATTTTGATTTTTCAAAAGGTAATCCTATTCCTACATTTGTAGGGTTTGGAATTATTTCTTCATCATTTAGATATGGATCTCCAGAACCAAATTGAATTTGTAATTCATTTTCACTTAAAAATCTAGTAGTAAATTTACGTTGAACTTTTTTAGTTTTAAGTAAATAAGGAGTATCTGAATTTGTAAAGTTGTTTGGATCATTTATATTAGTATTTTTAATCCCATTAAAAATAGTATCTTGAGCTAAATAATCTACTTCATACCAATCGTTTCCATCGGAATCTGTTATATCAATTATACTTGCTATATTTTCTGAAGTTAATATAACTGTAGGAAATTCTGTTATACTCCCAAATGTAAATTCCTGTGTTATTATTTTTCCTGAAAGTGCTTTTCTTGATTTTTTTAATAAAAAATAAACAGGTTCTCCATCAGATACCTGGGATATTTTTATTTCTGTTGGGTCTAAAGAAGATGAGATAGTAAAATCAACGGGATCTTCAATTGTAAATGTATTACTTTCATTAGTTGAAGAATTTATTTGAGTATTTTCTTCAATATATAAGGCATAATTATAATCAGGGATGGATTTTCCATCTACTATTTTTGCGGGAAGTTCTTGATAAAAATCAATATCTACGATAGCTAAACCTGTTACTTTTGGTGTATAACCAAACATATAAGCTAAATCATAAATATTAGAAGTTTGTCTTGAATATTGTATGAAATTTTCTTGAATTTGGTTATTTAAATAAAATGTTAAAACATCACCTACATAAGATGTCATTTCCATAAACATAACCCCAGGTGAGGTAGGTGAAAAATCAGTATAGGTATTAGGAAAATATGTTTGAGCATAATTAATTAAATTAGCTCTATACCCACTAAAGTCTTTATTTAAATATTTTATTTCTCGTTGTGTTGCCATTATGTAAAGCTTAATTCTACATCATCATTTATGTCTGTATTTGATACAGAATAATTAATTGATATTTTTATTTCATTTTTATCTTCATTTGATGTTAATTCTACAGATTGTACCCCAATTCTAGGGAAATGAATATTTAATTTTTCTTGAATATTTTCTTCTAAAAAATCTAAATTATCTTGAGTTATTTGTTTAAATAAAAAATCCCTTAAACCTGCTCCAAATGTAGGGTTACCTATTCTTTCTCCGGAATTAGTTAAAAAATAATTAATTAAGTTATTTTTAATTGCATTTTTAGTTTGGTAGTTAGAGTTGAAAATAGCATTTCCATTAAATGGTAAATCTATACCAATAGCTACTCTAGCTTTAGTATCATCAGGAAATATCTGTTTTGCTCCAAACGCCATTTTTATTTTTTATTCATTAATCCCATAATTTGATCCATTGATACATTTCCTTGGGGTAAACTACCATTAGGGCTAGTAGTATCAACAGGACCACTCATTTGTAAAGGTGTATTATTAGTATTAACAGATAAGGTACCATCTTTACCTGGCATCATACCACCTAAAACATTCATATAGTTTTCTCTGATTTCCTCTCTGGTTTTAGTTGCTACTGGGTTAGTAGGAGAGGGAATTGGGGATGATACATCTGTGGTAGGGGTACCCATTCTATTTTCATAAATAGTTTGTTTGGGAGATTTAACCGCTTCAAGAAGAATATCTTTCATTTCTTCTTGGATAGCTTCTTTTACTGCTTCTTTTACAATTGTTTTTAATTGACTAACTTTCATATATATTATGATTTATTATAAATATTAAATTAATAGGCTTTTAAATCGTTTGCTCTAATATAGAATATAAGTTCATTAATTAGAACAGAATCACTGGCACTAAAAGATTGATCACCTCTTACTAATATAACCCCTTGATCATTTTTACCAACAGCTTGTCTTCTTTTATATTTTCCTATATTATTTTTATCTAATTCTACAACTTCAATAGTAAACCCTGCTATATTATTAGGGGAAACAACATTATCTTCTTTTTCTTTTGCTAAATTTTTAATAGCACTATTAATTTCTTCTAACTCAATATCATCATTTTCTTTAGCACATTCAAATATTAAAGAATCAACTGTTTTTAAAATCATAGATAATATTATCAGAGCAGCTATAAAAAATATTAATGCTATAATAAGTTGTATATTAAGTTTTTTATTATCATCGGATAATGTTTTTAGAATATCTTTTATATTTTGTAACCCGGATAGAAGTGATTGGGGGACACCTACACCTGGTGGGGACGATACTGGGAAGGGCATTGAAGATATAGTTGCTCTCATCCCCATTAATGAGGCTGCTATATAATTAAATACAACAGCTAAACCTACATTAACAATTACCATAATATAAATTTGGTTTAATTGTTTAACAATAGAATTTCTTTTTTTAGCTGCCCTTTTTAATTGATTAGGTGTGGGGCATATTTTTTTATTCCTATCTTTAATTTTTGTAATTCCAAATATTAACATTAAACCTATACCTAAAGGAAGCAATTTAAACAAGATAGCATTTGTAAACTTTTCAATAGCTTTCCTTCTAACTAATAATATCTTTTCAGGTAATGAAGCCGCTAATTTGGAAGCTTCTTCTATTTTTTTATATACTTCAATCTTTAATTCTTCTACTGCTTGATCCGCTGCTAATTTAGTATTAATTAGAGGTTTAGCTTTAAGATCACTTTTAACTTGTCTTTGTTGAGTTAACAATTCAACATAACAAGGAATATACCCTTTTTTAGTATATATTAATTTAGACTCTACTAAAGCTTTATTATTAAAAGGTAATATAGGTATTTCTAAATTAATTTTAAATTCACCATTTTTATTAGTAAATGTTTTTTTTCCTAAAGCTATTAAAGGTTCTATTTTTACTCCTTCAAGGGGTTTTGAGGTTATTTTATCATATAATCTACCTTCTATATCAAATTTTTCAATAACGGGAACATAAGATTTTAACTGTTCTTTTAATTTTTGCCTTTCTTCTTTATTAGTAGCAGTTTTAGTTACAGATATTAATTGATTTATATCTAAACCAACACCTAAAGCTTTTTTTCCTGCTTCTGTTTTTAAATAATCTATAGCAATATCTAATAATTCTTTTTTAGTCATATTAACTTACCTTAACCTTTTTAGATGTAAAATTATCGTAATTACTATTAAATTTTTTAGCTTGTTCATTTAAAATATTCCCCGCAAATTGAGTTGCAGGTCCTACTTTTGGGTCATTATTTAAAGCATTAGCTAAAGTTTCAATTGCACTAGTTAAACCTTTTAATTGTTTTAAAAATGTATCTCCTATTATAACGGGTTGTGAAGAATTAGAACCTCCTAAGTTAATATAATCTGCTTCTAAAGTAATATTTTTTCTACTAGCTATACCTATATCTCCTAAAGAGGCCAAGTTAATAACTTTAGCTGAAGACATTAAGATACTGTCTTTATTGCTATTAAATATTAATCTTCCAGAATTTAATATTATTTGAGGTGAATTATAACTTTCAGGATATGTTGGGGGTGTTGATAAAGCTGTATAGTTAGTACTGGATGAGGAGATTGGAATATTTTGGGTAGAAGACATATAAATTGAAGATAAATCTTCATTAATTTTTTCAACTGTTGGTAAAAATCCTACATTTTTTTCTTCTTTAGATTGACCATTTCTTATTATAGTAATAGGGTCCCCATTATCCCCAGTTTCTGACCAACTATTTTTAAATAAAGTATTAGTTTTGATAGTACTCCCTAATCTAATAGAACTACCAAATCTACTTTCTATAATATTATCTCCACTAAATGGAATTAAAGGTTGTATATTTGATTTTTCTATAAATTTACCCCCCGAGCTATTAGTCCCATTTAAGTCTATGGGTTCTTCAAAATCTAATGGTTTTGTGATATTACCTAATTCCTTTTCTTGATTTGATTGTCTTTTAGATATTTTTTTAGAATATTTATAGACATTGGGGTAAGCATTATGGTGTGGGTGGTTCCATAAAGAAATTGAATTTATATAATAATAAACTTCAGATGTATCATTACCCCCTATATCTTTATCAGGTAATTTTATTAATAATACTATTTCATTTATTAAAGGGGGGGATTTAAGTTGGGGATAAAATGGACGTGCTATTTCATTAATATTTTTATTTTCTTTTAAGGAATTAACAGGTTCAAAATTAATAGTTCCTATGCCATTCCAACCCCCATATTCATTAAATTTAGGATGTGATTCATCTAAAATTATATCAATAACTCTAGCAGGTATAATTATTAAACTTAAATCCTCTATTAAAGAATTTACACCATCTAAATTACCCGAGGAGTTAAATGTATCTGAAAAATAGCCTATTCCCGTTTTAGCCATTATTATCTTTATTTTCGAAATTTTCGTTTAACTTATCCAATTCAGCCATTAGTTCTGCCTTTTCTTCATCGGTAATACCCAGTGTATCCTCGCTAGAACTATTATTAAGCGCGCGTTGTATTATAGTTGCCATCTTAATTAATTGTTCATCGTTACGAACACCAATATCCATGTATTCTTTGATAAGGGGTACAATTAAAGTTGCATCACCTATATCATTTATAAGTGGTTTTAGTTCAGATATTAAACCCGAGATTTGGGTTGATTTCTTTTTTTGGTTATCATAAATTTCATTAAGAATATCCGAGAATTTTTTCTTTCCGAATACTACGTTGTCTAATGCTCCCATAATATTTTAGTTATAAATATTGATATAAAGAGGGGTTAGAATCTAGTATACCCGTTTTCTAAATAAAAGATATATTGAGATTTGAATATATCATAAAGTTTATTAGCTATTTTAGTGATTTTTGGGGTTTTTACATCTACTATTTCCCTAATGTATATATATAATGCTTTTTTATTAAATACATCTAAATCCTCTCTTTTTCTAAATAATTCTAATATAGCATCTGCTATTTGAGCATCATTTTTTTTAGGAAATAATTCATAAATGTTTTCTGAAACATAGTCAACATATATATCTAAATATTTATCTAAATCA